AGTACCATTTCTCGAGCAACAGTTGCTACTCCTGAGTGTACCCTTACATCGTCACATATTAACATAATTTTCTTCCTCTCATTTTGAGGGAGATACGCAAAACTTGAATTCATATAACTTATTGTTTAATTGTTTACTTATTGTGATTGGTAACTTGTTTTCTAAATTCTTCTGAGTTAAGATATAAATCCATTGCTCGATTTACAAGCTTATTTAAAGAAAATTTTCGCTTTACACATTCTACTTTAAAGATGTTGAATAAGTCTTTTTCGACTTTTACTGATGTGAGTTGTTCTTCCATAACATGTTTTGATATACGTATATATCCTTTTACTTGAGAATCGCTTTGTCACAAAAGTCCTTTTTGTCTTTATATTGACAGTAAAGACAACTTGACTTACTTGGAGTTGCTTGATGATCAGTGTTTTTATATGAACCATCAAGGTTAAACACTTCATCTACAAATGTGTCTAATGCAACTTTTGCCTTTTTCACTTTAGTTTTACCATTTGCAGGCACAAACTGTTGAACACGTTTTTGAGGATATTCACTTTGCTCCCATATTTTTCTTTTCACAATGAAAAATTCCACATCTATGTTTTCAATGTCTACTCCAAACTGTTCACTAAAGTACTGTTTGTACAGTAAAATTTGAAATTGTTTGACTTCGTCTTTCTTTTCCTTGTCTGACCATCCTCTTCCACTAGTCTTTATATCGTATATAACGAATTTCTCTGTAGGTTCATGATATAATACTAAGTCAATAAATCCATTAAATAAAACGTTGTTATGCGATTTATTTGGCGCTATAATAATGGGCACCTCGATGCCTACTAAGTGCCATTCTTTAATGCTAAAGTAGTCGCCTCGTTTCTTTTTGATGAAGTCTAATATGGCTAAACCGTCCTCATAAAATTCCCTCATTTCTTTTGGACTGCTGTAGTGGACGTTTTTGTTGTCCTTATATCCCTTAGCATAGTTTTCTCTAAATCTCTCTTCAAAGTATTCTTCTATGTTTATGGCATCAGCCTTTACTCCACTTTCATTGTACATCACAGACAAGTAGTTTTGTAGTGTTTCGTGTACTGCAGTTCCAAAAGTCATGTTTATAGAAAAACTAGGCACCTTATGTCCGTCCCTATACTGTAAAGCCCATTTTTTAGGACAAGATAAAAACATTGACAGTTGTGAGTAAGATATGCTCTTTTGAAAAGCATAGTCAACAGCCACTGGTTTAAAGTCCTGTATTTTCTTTATGATGGAAGGAATTTTTTTCATATTATTTTTTCCACAATCCTCTCTCTACTAACTGTGCTATGATGCCATAGTTAGTGATGTCTTGATAAGTGTCTGTTAATGCTTCATTTTTGGCAACTTGTTTAGTCATGATGAGATTTTTCCATCTACTCACTTTATCGTTTAGTCTGAAAAACAGACCTGTTAAAGCGAATTGTTTTTCTTCATCATTTGCCAACTGAGTGCCTGCTGCTACATTAGTTAAACCATAATCAAGATGTTTTTTAGCAAACATTTCATACTGTTCTCTAATGATCTTCTTGTATCCATTTGCAATGGTTGGATACTGTTCTTCCATTATTTCTATAACGGATTTTTCCTTTTCTTCTTTAGCCATTAGTTAATTGTGTTTGCCATAAATGATACTGATGATGGTCTGTTTGTAAAATCAACCATATTTGTACATGTAAATGAACCTAAACCTATTATACCATTACTGTTACTATTATAAGTATAATTGTCGAGTGAATTACCAAAAATCGTACTTCTATTTAATTGAGAAGTTACGGTTTCTGTGGTCGTATTATAATTCACTCCTACTAAAAAGGGCGAATTATAATTTCAACTTGATCTAATTCTGTTTTCTTATCTGCAGGAATTTCCATTGCTGCAGCCATTAAAGCTGATGCTTGAGATTCTGCTAAGATAGTTTTTGGGTCTACTAATACTTTAGATTTTAAACCATCGTCTTTTGATTGTTTTTCTGTTGGATGCCATACAATAGCATATTGAAATAGTGTTGATTTTTTCATTTTGTTTTTAGTTTTTATTTGATTAATTTTTCTAGATATTTTTTGATTACTACTATTTTTCTACGAATACCAATACCATCAATATTTCCTAGCTTAATTAGAAATTCATTTAATTCATCTAATTGAGTCTTCATTTGATTAGTTTTTTAACTTGTTTTTCATCTACTCCCTTACTTACTAAAATATTTTCTAACCATTTTTCATCTGTCAACTGGATGTACTCTGACGCTTCACTTGTTGAACATTTAAAATACTCAGAAACATGTTGGAGTACTTCAGGTGAAGATGTTTTCTTAGAATTTGACTTAATGTAAGCAGAGTAAGTGTTTTTACTTTGTGGAATCATAAAACAGTACACTTCATATAACTTTTTACTGTCTTGAATGTTTAATCCTTGAATGTAGTTTACAATGTCAATGTACTTTGGATTCATGCTTAAAAAACGATGAATCATGTACTTGTCAAATGCTTTCTTTTGTTCTACAGTAAATGTTTCAAAAGTAGACTTTGTGTCAATAATTGCCTTAAGGAAGTCAAAGATTGTAAATGTTTTAGCTTTACTTGTTGTTGTAGATTTCATATTCTTCTTTTAATTCTTTTGGTAACATTTCGATTAAAATTTTTCCTGTTTTTACATCGATGAACACTGGAATTGGAATGACTGCGTCTTCACTTGTTCCAGCTAAAAATTTGCTTAATTTTCTTAACACTACAGCTTCTTGAAATATTTGATTTCCTTCTGCTGATTCAATTGGGGTGGACTGTTTGATGTCCACATTCATTTTTAATTGTTCTTGGCTCATATTTTTGTTTATTTAATTGTTTCTAAAATTTTACTTACACATGCCATGATGTTTATTTCTTTATCAAGTCTAAATGTTGCGTGATACATGTATTCCTCTAAAGTACAAATGACATATCCCTCATTTCCATTAGCATATTCACTTAACTTATCGTATAAAAACTTATATAAACTCTCAAAGTCATCTACTTCAGAGTTTGCGATGATTTGTCTTATAAGATTGAACGACTTAGCAGACGGTTTTTTTAGTTCTTCTAGTACTTTTACTTGATAATCATCAGTTAAATTTACTGAATTGTCTAATGTTAAAGTTCCATCAACAGTGTACTTTTGACAGTTGTTGATGATTTTTCTAAAGTCAGGATAAAATTTGTTTACTATAGTTACTAGGTCTTGAATTTCATATTCAACTTCTTCCTTGTCTAAGATGACACTAATGTGTTGTGCCACTACTTTTTTACTTGGAGGTGACAAGTCAAATTCTTGACATCTACTTCTTAAAGGTTCAATCAATCGTTCTGCGTAGTTTCCTGTTAGAATGAAGCGAGTAGTTAAAGAATATGTTTCCATCATGTTCAACAGAATGACTTGAGATGCTTGTAAAATGTGAGTTGCTTCATCTAAAATCACTATTTTAAGTGGTTTGAATGAACCAGCAGCAGCAAATGCTCCTACCTTGTCTCTCATAATGTCTATGCTTCTTTCATCAGTTGCGTTGATGTAAAGAAAGTCACAGTCAATGTTGTTGACTAATATTTTTGCGAGTGTCGTTTTCCCTGCACCCGGTTTACCAGCGAACAAAAGATGAGGAATGTCTTGTTTGTCAATGAATTCTTTAAACTTAGCTTTCACTTCGTCTTTACAAATGTATCCTTCTAAAGTGTCTGGACGGTACTTTTCGTTTAATATTGTGTGTAACCTTTTTGTCATAACCTATTTATAAATTGTATTTTTTCTTTATTGTTTCATAGTATCCTGGAATGTCAGAGGCGTATTTTTTAATCAACTCAAGATGATATTTTTGTTTAAATTTTTCATCATCTGTAGTTTCATATATGATTAGGTCTCTTAAACGAGCAGCCATTTCATAACGTTCTACGTCAACACACCAGTCTAAACGTTCTTGCATTACTTCAATGTAGTCATTTTGAGTCATATACTATATTTTTGCATTATTACATCTGCTACAGCATAAAATTGATCATAATCATTTTTACGCATTAATACTGTTGCCGATATCATCTCAGCAATAAATGCTTTACGTTTAGTTCCTTTAAGAAATAAATCGTCTGCTAGATTTAAAATTTCTGTTTTCATAACTTTTATTTTTATTTGTTTACTTAAATATACTAAGTCTTTTTTAGTAAGCCAAACTAGTAGTCTCCGTAGATGTTAAATTTTTTAGGCGGTTCAGGAGCTACCGTTTCATTTGTAATGATGTATATTTCTCCTTTTAAAGGCGACAGTTTAAAGTCATATGCCTTTTGTACTTTGGCAAAGTATGCTTCTAGTGTTTCGGTTAGTGATGAGTAAATTTTACTTTCAGGTCCATTATCTACTAGACGCCACCTATCTGAAGGTGGTACTCTAGTGGCGATTAGTTTATATACTTCTATTTCCATTAGTACATTCCAGGCATCATACCTGGTTCTTCTTTTTTATCGTTGTTTACTTCTACAATTGCTGCTTCAGTTAACAATACTACTCCAGCAACTGATGCTGCATTTTCTAAAGCACTTCTTGTTACTTTACTTGGATCAATGACACCTGCTTCTTTCATGTCAACAAAGTTTCCACTTTTAATGTTGTATCCTTTCCAGTTGTCATCACTGCCTAAAACATTAATTAATCCATAACATTCTCCTTCTGTGTATCCGGCATTTGTTAAAATTTTCATAAATGGAGCAGCACATGCTTTGTAAACGATTTTTTTACCAATGTGAATGTCTGAGCCAAATTTTACTTCTTTTTCTGTAATTGCTTCTCTAGCGTATAGTAAAGCTGCTCCTCCTCCTGGTACAATTCCTTCTTCAATAGCGGCTTTTGTGGCGTGTAAAGCGTCGTCAACCCTGTCTTTAGTTTCTTTCATTTCAAGTTCACTGTTTCCACCTACATGAATAATTGCTACACCACCTATAAACTTAGACAAACGTTCTTGTAACTTTTCTTTTTCAAACGGCACAACTGACTTTTCAATTTGTACTTGTAGCTCTTCAATTCTTGCTTCAATTTTTTCAGAAGTACCTTTACCGTCAACTAATGTTGTTTGGTCTTTAGTAATTGTAACTAAACGAGCACTTCCTAACCAGTCCCATGAAAACTTTTCCATTTTCATACCTTTCTCAGTGCTAAACACTTGTCCACCTGTCATTGTAGCAATGTCTTCTAAAATGAGTTTTCTACGATCTCCAAAGTCAGGAGCTTTTACTGCTGCTACTTTAAGTGTACCTCTGATTTTGTTTACTACTAATGTTGACAATGCTTCTGCTTCAATGTCTTCAGCAATGATCAACAATGACTTTCCTTGACTTGAAATGCCTTCTAAAATTGGTAATAAGTCTTTTGCTTGAGTAAATTTCTTGTCAGCAATTAAAATGTATGGATCTTCTAAGGTACAGTTCATTGAGTTGTTGTCTGTAACAAAGTAGTGTGACTTGTACCCTCTGTCAAACTGCATACCTTCTACTGTTTCAAGGTACGTTTCTCCACTTTTAGACTCTTCAATGTGAACTACTCCTTCACGACCTACTTTTTCCATTGCTGCAGCAATTAACTTTCCAATTTCAACATCGTTGTTTGCAGAAATAGTAGCTACTTGTTCTAATTGAGTTTCTGAAGTAATGTCTTTAGACACTTCCTTGCGCAAACACATTACTACTTCTTTCACAGCTGAGTCAATGCCTCTTTTAATTTCTACTGCATTTGCTCCTTTGTCTAAGTAAGACAAACCTTCATTAATGATTGCTTGTGCTAGTAAAGTTGAAGTAGTTGTTCCATCACCTGCGTTGTTAGCGGTTTTGATAGATGCTTGTTTAATCATCTGAACGCCCAAATTTTCAATTGGATCTTCTAACTCTGAAATTTGTTTTGCAACTGTAACTCCATCTTTTGTACTTCTCACTTCACCATATTCAGTGTAAATGACGTTTCGACCATTTGGTCCTAATGTTGAGGTAACTGCGTTAGCTACCTTGTTGATTCCGCTAACAAGTTTTTTTCTTGCTTCAGAACCAAATTCAATGTTTTTGTTCATAACTTGGTTTTAGTCGTTTATAATTGCGATTACTTGATTTTCTGCTGTTCCCCAATATTCTTCTCCTTCAAATTCTATATTCACTGGGCCCATTTGAGGCAAAATTACCTTTTGGCCTACTTTTAATGTTGTTGGAACGAATTCTCCGGTTGCGCAGTAGTAACCAGGACCTACAGATACAATAGTACCTATGATATTTTTGGTTTTTCCTAAGTCAGGAACGATAATATTTCCGTAAGTGACTTCTTCTTCTACTTTGGGTTTGACAATGATACTGTTAAATACAGCTTCTAATTTCATAACTTTGTTTTTTAAATGTATAACTTATTTTACTATGATAAATATATTAAACTTCTGTTGTTTCATCAAGCTTAACTTCTTCTTCAACTAATTGAGCTTCTTCAATTTTTTGGGCAAAATAGTATATTCCGTTTTTCTTCAACACAGTATCGGCACCAATGTATTCCTTATATTCTTGTACCATATTTTCAGGTATTGTAGATTCTTTAAGGGTGCGTTTGATGATGTATAAACTGTCTTCCCAATTTACGACTTGTTTGCTTATTGTGAACATTATATGTCTTTTTTAACAATGTAATATGTACTTTTTGTGTTGTCTGTTTCAAACTCAAACTTTAACAGTCCTTCTAAGTTGACGTACATTTTTGCTTTAACAGCGTCTTTATTTGCTGACAGTATTTCCTTTAATAAGTCTGAACTAAAGTTTAAAGTAAAGTCAGACGACACATCTTTTTGTTTAAAGTTGGTCATAAAGTAAGATATCTTGTTTGCATACTCAATGTCTCCTCCAAATATAAGTTCAAGTTCAAAGTCACCGTCCATACTTGTAGTTGGTTTCATTACCATAGTTGTACTTTCAGATAGGGCAGATTTAGCTTTAATTAAGGCAGTTATGATTTCTGTGTTTAAAGTTGTTTCTAGATTGTATTCATCTGGACCTGTGTATGCTCCTGTTCTTGGAATTGTTAATGTGTCTGCTAAGGCATAGTTGATAGTAAACTGATTGTCTGAAATGATGAGTTTAGTAAATATTTTACTTTCCTTGTTGTAAGAAATCATCAAGTCACCTTGTGTTGTTCCTATTAGTTTTAAAAGTTGAGTAGTGTTGCTTATGCCTACAGATGAGTCTACAATGTCAAAATTGTCACAGTTTATTTCTCCAATCATTTCTTTGGTTGGTGAAGTAAATTTGATGTTTATCTTGTTACTTTTAACATCCCACTTAACTGCTTCTACTAAACCATTTAGATAATATTTACTTATAATACTTTGAAGTTCTACTTTATTTATCATATTTTATTCTATCTAAAATCTGTTTGTTTGTTTGTCTGTCACTAGATGAAACGTCATCACCAACTATAGCATCAAGTCTGCCTAAATCATATGCTGTTTGTTTCAATTTAACATCATGTTTAGTTTTTTTTACATTATTGAGTTCGTCGTTAAAACCCTGTAAGTATATTTCTATTAAATCTTTATCTGTTTCCATATTCTAAATAATACTTATTGATTGTGTTTACAAGATTTACTTTATTTATCATCTTTTTACTTCTTTGTCAATTTCGTGTGTTAAAACATTTAATATCATCCCCCAACTTTGCATAATATCTCTGTCAAGAGAAGTACCTTTAGGACTTGATTTTAACCTATTTGCAACCATCCTGAGTGTATCTTCAATTTGCTTTGCTTGAAATTCGTATATTTTTAATTCTTTCATTTTTGTTTGATTATTTTATATCCTAAAAAATTAAGTGAATCTAATACCTGACCTATCTCTTTTCTTACTAATTCAATTTCTTCATCTGAAAAAATAGCATCAATTAAATCCCTATCAAAACTAACTATACTTTCGTTTGTATCTTGTTGCGCTTGGGTGTAACCTAATACAAATCCGTATTTTTCTAAAGAAGTACCGTCATACTCTTCATCAAAAATCATTTCAATTTCTTCTCTGTTTTTCATAATTAATACCAATTTATATTTAAATTAAATTTTTCAAATATTTCTTCTGCATCGGCTGGTAATACTTTTATCCAAATGAAAACTTCCCCATATGGGTGTGTTCCGATATTACATCCTCCAAATTCCCAATAGTCAATCTGACTAAAATAGGTATTTTGTCTAAATGAAATAACCCAATGTGGTGAATTTTCTTGTATGATAGGAAATGCTTCCTCGTATGTTAGTTTACTAGGTTTTCTTTGAAAGACTCCTGGGTTGTCTACTGTTCCCTTTTCATCTACCCAACTCTTATATGACTTTGATAAAGCAGCGTCATAAAGTTCTCTTGGATTTTTTGGAATATTTTTTATTATCGCGTGTTTCATTTTTATTAAATATACGTTTAAAAATTTGGGAAGCCAAATCTTTATTTTATTCAAACCATTTTACAATGTCACGAAGAAATTTTTTACGATCATATTTCTTCCAAAATCCCTTTTTAAAATATTGTAAATGTTTTCCATGCCTATTTATTGGGTGACCACAATCACCTTCAGCATAATTATGCCATTTCTCAGTTTTTGGTCTTGATATTTTCATATTCTAAATATATGTTTTTAAATATTGTAAGCCAAATCTAGAAACTAAAAAATTTCTTAACATTTGGATTGAGTGTTGGAAATTCCCATTTTAAGTCTTCATACAGTGACTTTAACTTGTTAGCCAATAATGAGTCAAATATTTCATCTATGTCAATGTATGTTTTTACAAATTCCTCAATTTCAGGAGGCGTTTTAGCATTTGGAACACCTATTGTTTCTATGCCAAATGGATTTTGTTTTAGGTTGATAACAAACAGTTTGTCGCCTTCAATTATACTTTCATATTTTTTGTCTAACTTTTTAAACTTTAACAAGTCATTGTAACGAACTGCTGCTTTTGTGTTGAATGGTGCTTTCAACTTAAACCTACTGAATATTTCTCCTGCTGTTGCCTTTACTTGATAATTAGATATTTGCTTTACTCCTGTTGGTTTTCCTAACACTTTAGGGTCTAGTGTGCGCAGTGACTTGTAAAAGTCAACTATTGAATTGTCTATTTCAGTTCTGTCTCTTCCAAACAATATGTCTTTGATAAAGTTTTCACCAAACGTTTTAAACAATTTGTTCATGTTAGACTTCATCAACTCTAGTCCTTTCATGTCTAATTCTTCTACGTCTACTCCTTCCTTGTTGGTAACATACATTGCGTATCTTCTTTTACCTGTTGTAAGTACTCCAGCACATATCACCTCTTGTTTCAATTGGAAGTAGTGAGTGTCAGGTTTGATGTTGAACAGACGTTTACTTAATTCGTTTAAGTAGAAGTTGGCTGCGTTTTGAATTTCTTGTGCTAGTTCTAATATTTTAGCATTTTTGTCTTCAACTTTGAGATTTGGATGTCTAAACTTTAAAAGATCACCTAACACAATGTATAAGGAATCTGTGTCACTAATGCAAATGTTTTGTTTTTCTTCCTTTATTTCAGTGTTTATCTTGTCGTTTACAAACACAATGCTTTCTTTAGTTAGTCTTTGTCCTGAGTTTGTAATGCCTGCACTGCATATTAAGTGTCCATCAGTATATCTCCATCCATTTTTAGCAAATGTACCATACATAGCATTTTGCAAAATTTTAAATGAATGTTGAAACAGGTCATACAATTTATAGTTAATCCAATCTTCTTCCTTACCTGCTTTCTTTTTTAATGCTCGATAGTGCTCTCTTTTTTCAAACCAACCTTCTAATATTTTTGACACTACACTTTGTTCATCAGTTCTAAACATAGCACCTGAAGCAGCAATTGTAAAGTTGTTTTTTTCAATCAAGTCAATTAAGTCTCCTAATTTGATTTGGGCTGACTTAAGAGTATAGTTTGCTTTGTTTAACTTTTCAATTTCTACTATTTCACTTGGATCTCTTTCTTTGAGTTTTTCTAGTGATTGATTTTGTTCATAAGTTGGATTGTTGTCTACCTTAATTCGACCTACCAATGTTTCAATGCCTAAGTTTAAAGACTTGATAATTGAAGGATACAATGATGTAAAGTCTAAGTCTATAACGTCAAAGTACAATCCTGGTATTGGTTCAAGCAAATATCCGCCAGCATACGACGTATTCTCCGCTTTTAAAGACGGATTATGAGTAGTTGGCTTATTTGGTGACACAATACCTTCTCGTTTTAAATACTTTAAAATTGCGCCTTCATTCATAACTGTGTTCCAATATATGCTTTCATAAGGAATGTTACATATGTGAGAAATCATGATGGTTAGTTCAATGAACTTTAACTTGTCTTCAAGTTTTTCTAAAATGTCAACGTCACGTAAGTTATAGTCAATAAAAGTGTTTAAGTCGCTTTTAAACAATGTGTTTAAATTTCCCTCATATTCTACCTTACCTAAGTTAACATATTTTAAACCAATGTCTCCTAGTTTGTACGATGGTTCTTCCTTCATAATGTACTTTTTGTGAAGTAACATGTAGTCTAAGTGATTGACTCCTCCTATTCTAACTTGTAAAGCACCTGCAAATTCTCTAAAGGTGATTTTTCTAATAGGAGACATTCTTAATATTTCGTCGTCGCCTAATACATGTTTAATTCTGAAGTATAAGTAAGGCATGTCAAAGTATTCACTGTTCCATCCTACTACTATTGTTGGGTCTAATTCCTCCCACTTGTCTAGAAATTTTTTGATGAGTTCTTTTTCAGAAATGCATGGTATAATGTGTTTACCATTTTCATTTGCTTCTTGAATTTCCTTGTTTTTGTCTACAACAAAACATATTTTAGTCTTTGTAGTCATGTCTATTAAGGCAATTGAAGTTAAAGGCATAGGAGCAGCCTTAATGTATTCAGGTGTTAAGGCACCTCCCATTTCAATTTCAATGTCTAAGTATAAAATGTTGTGCCATGAAGGTACTACATCGTCATACTTGTAGTATAATTCTCGTAAAATGAGTAATTCTTTGTTGATGTCTTTTTCTAATAGGTTGGGATCGTCTTTTTTAAACTTTGAAGTAGGAACAGCCCAACCACCAGTTAAAATGGGTTGAGCACCTTCATTCCATTCTTCAGCTCTCTTCCAATAAGTTGGATTGTGTTGAAATGTTTTCCAACCTGCTTTGTCGTCACGAAGATAGTAGGTGTAATCAGTAAAATCGTAGTAAATACTTTGATACATAACTTTTATTTTACTTAAATATATAAAAAATAACTTGGGAGACCAAGTTTTTAAATTAGGCTATAGTCAAATTAAATTGACCTGTTCCTCTTAAATTATAACTTGTTCCCGCTATTGTTGAAGCTGGGGTGAAAGTTAAAGATGAGGTACCGGGTTGAACTACTACTGATGCTATAACAGGAGAATAAATAAATCCCATAGAAGCAGAAACAACCCATGATCCTGAAGCACACTGTAATGAAGCACTATCATATACTCCATTTGAATTTCTTACTGTTTCTAATGTGAAATATGAAGAGTCACCTGGATTTGTAAATGTGAATGTTTTTTGGACCCCAGACGTAAGATTTTCTCCTAGTATTCCAGATCCATACATTTGTGCTGATGTGTATGTTGCCATTATTGATTGTTTCTAATAAATATTAGAAAAATTTAGATAGATTTGGTCTGAAGTAATTGATGTTCTTCATTACTTTTTTGTCGCGTGATCTGTACACAATAAAATATTCGCCTACTTTTTCATAGTGACATTCTTCACCTTGTTCTTCACTGCGCTTTACAACTGTTTGTTGTGCTTCTTCTTCTGTTGAACATGCTTTAGACATGTTAGATGCTTGCACTTCAGCATATGCATCTTCAAACTTGTCTTTTAAACCATGTAACATGCACCCATTGCCTAATGAAACATAAGTAATGTCACACAACGCGTCTAACACTTCTACAATGTTTCCAGTTTCACATGCTTCTTTATACTCTTCAAGTTCTTCTAAAATGAAGTTGTACACAAACATCCATTCTTTTTCTTCAGGAATTTGTGGTGTGTAGTTGTTTGGTTTGCCCATAGTGGCATTAAATGTCTCTACTTCGGAGACAAACGGTACGTATTTTTTTTCCATAACTTTATTTTTATTTGACTATTCTATATCCTATAAACCAAAAATCAACTCTAAAGAACCACTTTTTATCGTGTTTACCAAATCCTAATCTTAGCATTCGGTTGTCCTTATCGAGTTGAATTTTAAATATTTTCATTAATTTAATATATAAAATATATTTGTAAAATACAAACTTACTTTACATCATTTGAATTAATCAATGTGTATGAAAATGAATTTCCATGAATTTCTTTTGCCTTACGACACACAGCCATGAAAGATTCGAAATCTGCTGCTTTTTTAAACACCTGACATCCTTCAGACCAATTTTCTACATAAGTAGAATCTGCACCTGCTTTGTGAATGTTGATGCCAAATACGCCTTCTTCAATTTTGTTGACATCATACTTCAGATCTTTGTTAGCATCACGATACACTTTAACATTTTTTGCTTGTCCTAATGCTTCGTATTTTCCTTGGTGCAATCTGATGATGTGAGATCCTCTATACTGTCCTTCAACCAAACGAGCTACTCCATTTACATTGTGAAATTCCATTACGCCTTTTTTACCTGGATCGGTTGTTGCTGCCCATGAGTGGAACTTCCACACTCCGTTTTCTTTATATGACAATGTTAATAAATCATCAAATGCATTAGTAACTACATTTCCGGTTGTTGCGTTTCTTACGCCAACAATGTTTACGTCATAGTCTCCATTTTCAAACCAAGCATATCCTTTTGCTTTAACGGCTGTTTCAATTTGTTCTTTTGTGTACATAATTTTATTTT